ACACGACTGAAGGAACGGCGTTTTAACAAACCCATTTCTTTAGGAGTAACACAATGAACACACTTAATCTCATTCGCAAGCAGATCAACAAAGCATCTGCTCTTCACGACGCACAGATTAATCACACCTCATATCGTGGTGTTGAGTATTCTACTCGTTGTGTAGAAAACAAAGAGTCTCACGGTACATTCTGTTATCGTGGACGCACTTACACCAAGTGATTGTCAAACCGATTGAATAGTGTTAAGATGGGAGGGAAACCTCCCATTTTTTATGGAAAGAGATAAACTAAAACTGATAGTAAGGAATCTAAAACTGCTGGTTGATGCTCTTGAGTCTGAAGTGTATTCTGATACTGATTCATACACAACTAAGCAGGAAAATTTTGATGATTCTTCTGCCAACTACATATTAGATTATGACGAAGTTTTTGAGGATGACGATGGATAAGATAGATACACAAGGAATGAGTGTTCCTGGTAGTGGTAAACCACCATCAAGGAAATCATATCCACCACTGGTAATACCAAAACGAAATGTCTTTACTGATTTAGAAAGACAAGAACTAAAAGACATTATTAACGAGACACTTGATGAACGAGAACAACGTAAAACTAATCAGCGTAACACCTGATGCTGAGAAGCACATGGCATATTGTGCCCGTGTATCAAACCCTAACAACCAAGAGAATGAAAAGTTCTCTGGATTGTTGAAGTATTGTGTGAAACACCAGCATTGGAGTATCTTTGAGCAGGCATATATGACTCTGGAGTTGAACACTACCAGAGGAATCGCAGCTCAAGTGCTTCGTCACAGGTCATTCACATATCAAGAATTTTCACAACGCTATGCTGATTCTTCCTTACTCGCGGAGACGATCCCTCTACCTGAACTACGCAGACAAGACACCAAGAATCGTCAGAATTCTATTGATAATATTGACCCGTTTATCCGTCAAGAATTCCAAATCAAAATGAAAAATCATTTTGAGGCAGGAATGAAACTCTACAAAGAGATGCTTGATGCATCAATTGCAAAGGAATGTGCTCGTTTTGTGCTTCCTTTGGCCTGTCCCACAAAAATTTACATGACCGGTTCTGTTCGATCATGGATCCATTATATCGATTTGCGTTCTGCAAATGGTACACAGAAGGAACATATGGATCTTGCACTAGGTGCAAAAGAAATTTTCTGTGAACAGTTCCCATCTGTTGCTGAAGCAATGGAATGGAACTAATAAATATTTACACCAACAATTGAATGTTATGCCAACATACCCCGTTATTAATTTAGAAACAAAAGAGAAGAAGACACTCAGAATGTCTATGAAGGCATACTCCGAATGGAAAGAAGAGAATCCAGGGTGGGATAAAGACTGGTCAGAAGGATGTGCAGGACAATCCACAGAATTTAGATGGACTGGTGAAGCTAAATCTAATGGATGGAATGAGGTTTTGGATAGAGCATCTAGACAACCTGGTGCCAACGTAAGTAAAAACCGATACTACGGATAATCTCTCTAATTTCTTATACCTTATGTCAGCAAAAAGAAAGTCTCAATCTCCTATCGTTCCATTTGGAATGAGTAACAAGCACATGAAAAGAAAGAAACCACTTAACTCAGACTTGATGAAACCCATTGAGCCTTTGACAGAGAATCAAGAGGAACTTTTCCGATGTTATAAAAACAATCAAAATGTAGTTGCTTATGGTTGTGCTGGTACGGGAAAGACCTTCATCACCCTCTACAATGCTCTTAGAGATGTCTTTGATATGAAGACGCCCTACGAAAAGATCTACATCGTCAGGTCTCTTGTAGCAACCAGAGAGATTGGTTTCTTACCAGGAGACCATGAAGATAAGTCTTCTCTCTATCAAATTCCATATAAAAATATGGTGAAGTTTATGTTTGAACTTCCAACAGAAGGAGATTTTGAGATGCTGTATGGTAATCTCAAAGCACAGGGAACAATTTCTTTCTGGTCCACTTCATTCATCCGGGGCACTACTCTTGACAATGCTATTATAATTGTTGATGAATTTCAAAACTTGAATTATCATGAACTTGATAGTATAATCACTAGAGTAGGCGACAATAGTAAGATTATGTTCTGCGGTGATGCAACTCAATCCGATCTTATTAAAGACCGGGAAAGAAATGGTATTGCTGATTTTATGAAAATCTTGCGCGTTATGCCATCAGTTGATATCATTGAATTTGGAGTAGATGATATTGTTAGATCTGGTCTTGTCAAAGAATACTTACTTGCCAAAATGGAAATGAATCTCTAATGAATTTTATTCATCATAATTATCTCGGTGATCTTGAACTAAACAAAAAAGAAACCAATGGCATCCGTCTCTATAATATTCCTAATGGAGAATGGGTGCCTTCTATTACGTCTGTAACTTCATTTTATAACAGAGAAATCTTTGTTAAGTGGAGAAAGAGAGTTGGTATTGAAGAAGCTAATCGCATCACAAAGAAAGCAACTACCCGTGGAACTGATTTCCATGAAGCAGTTGAAGTGTATATGAGAAACAATGAAATAAATTGGGAAGACTTTCGTCCTCTCACAAAGTTTATGTTTCATCATGCTAAACCATATCTGGATAAGATAAATAATATACACGCTATAGAAAGGACTCTGTACTCAGAGTATCTTGGTTTAGCAGGTAGAGTTGACTGCATCGGAGAGTACGAAGGAGAACTAGCAGTCATCGATTTTAAAACATCCGAAAAAATTAAACCAGAAGCATGGTTAGAGAACTATTTTGTTCAGGAAACTTTCTATGCTGCTGCTTATTATGAGTTGACTGGTATCCCCGTCAAAAAACTTATCACTATCATGGTTACTCCTGGCGGTGATGTCAAAGTATTTGACAAAAGGAACAAAGGGGATTATATTAAGTTATTAGTTCGGTATATTAAAGAATTTGTATCTCACAATCTTAGGTCAGAGAATGGAGAATGAACTAGAAAAAGTATTAGAGAGTAAGTTCTTTTGCCCATCTCGTTTTGCACAAGAAATAGAATCTCTTGTGCAACATAATAAAGGCATGAACTATATTGATGCGATTGTTCACTTTTGTGATCTACAAAGCATTGACGTAGAATCTGTTCCTAAACTTATTTCTAAACCTCTCAAAGATAAACTAAAAGCAGAAGCAATGGAACTTAACTTCTTGAAGAGAAGTTCTAGAGCAAAATTACCTCTATAATTCATTTCGAGGCGGAAAATTTTTCCGGCAAAAAACTACTATATTACTTTTTGATGATGCCGTTTGACGCCTACAAGCAATATCTTTCCCTGAAGAATCACTTCACGAAAGAAAAGTATGACTACCATAAGTATTGTGGTAAAAGTCGTGCTACCGTACAGTCTTTTTATAAAAGGAAAGATCGTTTCTGGTTTGAAAAAATATCAAGAAACAAAAACGACAAAGAAGTTATTGAGTTCTTTATATCCAACTTTATCACCTGCACTGATCCAAGTAAGCTTTGGATAGGAGAAATGATTCGTGAGGGTGAGGATAGATATTCATCATGGAAAAAAAGAACACAATCTCTTGCATATGTCTTCAAGGAAGAGATGGAAAAAATACTTGTAGGTACTGATTTAGATTCTGCATTCCAGATTTCTAATGGTCATCCATTAGTGTTAAAAAAATATTTAAGTGGTCAAATCTCAATAGAAACTTTAGTAATATGTGACAAAATTCTTGGTTACCGAACTGATTATGACAAAAAACTAACGGACCCGGTATGGGAAACTGTTAGTATGAGGATGAGGAAGTATTCCCCATTCCTAAATATCGATGTATTCCGATATAAAAAAATTTTGAAGGAGGTCGTGTTACAGTAATGAGTTTCTTTGATTCGGAAGTCGTCCGTGCTGAGATGACTGAAATTAGTGAATTGCAAGAAGATGTTTACCGTAACGTCTTTGAATTTTCAAAAATGAATAGAGAAGAACAACTTTTTCATGTTGGACTTCTAGAGAAATTAATAGAGAAACAAAAAATTCTCTATACTCGTTTGAGTTTATCTGATGATCCAGAAGCAAAACTGATGAAACAAAATATTGTTGACTCTGCACAAATGATGGGACTCTCATCTGATGTTGATATGAATGTCGTTTTTTCTAATATGGAAAAAATGCTTAATGTGATGAGGAAACAGATTGACAAAAACGAAACCGACCTGTAGAATGAACGGGTACACACAAACCAAATACGTACAAACAAAACGAATCCTATGTCTTTCGCAAATCTTAAAAAGCAATCTTCTCTTGGATCTCTGACCTCTAAACTGGTCAAGGAAGTTGAGAAGATGAACAATACTGGTGGCGGTGGAGATGACCGTCTCTGGAAACCTGAAATGGATAAGACCGGCAATGGTTATGCCGTTATCCGTTTCCTGCCTGCCCCTAACGAGGAAGAACTTCCTTGGGCAAAGATGTACTCCCATGCCTTCCAAGGTCCTGGTGGTTGGTACATTGAGAACTCACTGACCACTATCGGTCAAAAGGATCCCCTTGGTGAGTATAATCGTGAACTCTGGAACAGTGGTAGTGACACTGATAAGGACACTGTTCGTAAGCAGAAGCGCAAACTCTCTTACTATGCCAACATTTATGTTGTGCAGGACAAAGCAAACCCCCAGAATGAGGGTCGTGTCTTCCTGTATAAGTTTGGTAAGAAGATCTTTGATAAGGTCATGGAAGCAATGCAACCTGAGTTTGAAGATGAAGAACCAATCAATCCTTTTGACTTCTGGCAGGGTGCTAACTTCAAACTGAAGATTAAAAAGGTTCAAGGATATTGGAATTATGACTCGTCAGAATTTGACCGCACTGCACCACTCTTGGATGATGACGATGCTCTTGAAGCCCTCTGGAAAAAAGAATACTCGTTGACTGCCTTGACCGCAACAGACCAATTCAAATCCTACGAGCAACTACAAACACGCTTGAAGATGGTCCTGGGGCAGAAGTCTTCCCGTCCTCGTTTTGATGAAGAACTGGAAGATGAGAGTGATGGTCGCGGATCTTTCACTCCAAACTTTGAGTCAAGCAAACCACCTGCTGCTGATTTCAATGCACCAGACATCACTCCCACAAAGTCTGCCGACTCTGATGAAGATGATGCTCTGTCATACTTCCAAAAACTTGCTGAAGAATGATCAGTTATAAATTCTGATATTATCAGCAGTCTTAAGGGTTTCACTCTCATATTGAGTGGAACCTTTTTTGTATGTCATCATCTCTTCAAGATCATCACGAACAACACTAAGGTATTGTGGTTTAAGTAAAAATATATTTCTCTTTGCGTCTTCTATTTCAACTTCATATTCATAGTTGGTAACTGGAATTGATATGTTATCCAAATCCACTAATGTTTCACTCCTTGTGTCTGCATATTTAAATGGGAAGGTTGCATCTGTTTTAAGACCAGCCTTTACAAATACAATACCATTGCTATCTTTTACTTCAGTTGTCTCATAATGATGAACTCCATTGAAGAGATTATCATAAGTGTCATATTTTTCCAACATCGCTCTATCAAAATCTGATTGTTGCAATGGCCACTCTGTAAATACGTTTATGATGTTATTGCAAGTAAGAACTAACCAATCTAATCTTGAGTCTTCATAAAAATCAAATGCAACATTATCGGGTCTTTTGTCTCCCATAATTTTGTACTTTGTGAAGAAAGAAACATTTTGGAAGATGTCTTCCCGGAGTGCTCCTTTTTTAAATAAATTTTTAACTTTAATATAATCGGAGATCTTCGCATCAGGAAGTCTGCTAACGTAATTAATATCTGGGAGTTGTCTGAAGTAATTTGACATTTTAGAAACCTATTGAAGTGTCGCCATCGTTAGCATATTCGTCATTAAATACAGGTTCAAGTTCATTAAAGTTTAATGACATCTCATATGATGTCATTGCACCATCTGAGAATGTGGAATAGTTATTCTGTGGAGTATAATTAACATTAACTCCAGTACAAGCACATTCTTTTATCTTACCCATAAAGGGATTCTCACCGCCTTCTGGTCCACGATACAAGTATTGTATTTTAAATGTATGAGGAGATTTTAAAAATAAATTTGATGCTGTTCTTTGGACAGCAGATCCTTGTTTAAAAAACCTAAGAATTTTTACGATTTCTTTACTCTCTGCCGATTCTCTTGCAGTGAATGTAAACTTAAAAGAGAACTGCCTAAGTGATGGACCACTGAACAACAACTCCATACTTGGATTAATAACTGCTCCAGTTGTTCTTGTTATTAATTGCTGTCCAACTCCGGCAGCTGCTCCAGCGATCGCTATACCAATTGCATTTTTTACATCACTACTACCTGTAACTGACTTAACAAGATTCTCAGTTGCTAATGCTGCTCCATCTGGACCTTTCATGATAGTATTGAGTGCAAAGTTAGCAGCTGCAACTTCGGCAGGATTCATATTTTGAGATCCCCAACTGACTTGATTGTTGTCAGATATCCCACCAGGTATTGGTAGAATTACAGTCCCTAATATTTCTCTATCACTTAACCCCCCAAAGTCGTTATTTCTTGCACTAGTATCAACACCAAGGAAACCACCACTCATATTAATATCAGATGGAACATATTTTAGCATTGTAAATTTAAGAACATCTTGTCCTGTAACACCAAGGTCTAATGGATATACATGATTACGGAATGAACCTGATGCAGATCTAGTTCCTCCCCTTTCACCAATCTTTAGGTCTTTAATTGCAGATGGACTACTTGCAGCATCTATTTGTTGATCATCATTTAATGGGGTATTAGCATCATCACTTGCCTCTTCTATTTCTTGCACATCAGCATTATTTTTAACTGAATCTACCGCAAGACCTCTACCTTTAAGTTTATCTGCACCAACTCTTACAAATGATTTATTAACTTGTGCATCTAAATTTTTATGTATATCACTATCAGTGCTATTTAAGTCATTCTGAAGAGCTGCTCCAGCAACAGGACCACCTTTAGGTCCACCAGTAGCCATTAGTGGGTAATCGGGATCACTAAATTGATATGTTTTTCCACCATTTTTTGATATTGCTGCAGGTCTCCATTGACTTTTATCATTTTCAATATAAAGTACTCTCGTTGCTCCAGTTATAGCACCACTAGAATCTTTAGTTAAGTATGTAACTGCTTGGTGAGTTATTGGTACATTATTCTGAATAGATGTTGAAATTTGATTCCTATTAATAATAGTAGTTTGATTTTTTGTAGCAATAACAGCATTAGTTTCTGTATTTTCGGGCACCCAGTATTCTGCCTTACCATCTTTTACGTCTTGTTGCGATCCTTTTCTAAATGCGGGTGCCATTAAAAAAATGCTTTTTACTTATTTAGTACGAATTTTCCATATTGTAATGACATTAAGTCATCAAGTTCATCTTGTTGTACTATGTATACTTGACTTCCTAACTCTTCCCAGGTATACTGTCTGTACTCTCTATGGTGAAAATTTATACCACGAAATCCCCAGTTGAATAATTCGGTTACAGCAACCAATGGATGTTGATCGTATTCAAGATTAGGAGTTTTTGCATAATAATAGAAGGTACATATGTTACCTACTTCAGGTATGGGAGTTACCGTATCATTTAGTGCATAGACAATTAATGTCATCCGATCATCAACACTACTCTCAGATTTAATTTCGCTAATGACAGATTCGATACGGTTCATTTGATACCTAATTCGTCCTCGGTGATAATCTTAAATTCAATTCTTCTGTCAGCACAAAACTCATGAGCAGCTCTCCACTTTGCCTTATTGACCTCCCAGGTAGTACATTCATAGATGTATGATTTAGTCACCTTCTTTCTTTTTGCTGGAGGTTTTGTTTGCTTTTTTGGTTTTACCTCAATGACATATGTTTTAATTTCGCCAGTACTTTCTTTTACCTTTATAATGAAGTCAGGAAAATACTTATGAACTCTATTATCAACAGGAGAAACATATGGGATATGAAACTCTTCACTTCCCCACTGAAGAATGTTCTCATTTAGATCACACCAACGGCACATTTTACGCTCCCATGAAGAGCGACATATAATATTAGTATGATCGCCTTTATATTTGCTGGGATATGACGGTCTGTATTTACTCTTGATACTTTCTGCCATACATAATATATAAGGTAAAAACTATTTATAGATGGCACTCACCGATAGACTTGGTAAATCTAAAACAATTGCCGAGATTAAATCATCATTATTAAATCCTGCTTTATCATCACACTTTGATGTTGAGGTTCCTTTTCCTTCTGCATTGAGATCACTTCTTGGTGTTAATCAAAGATCGTTTAATTTATCATGTAGTGAAGCAAGTCTTCCCGGATCTCAATTAACGACTTTTGAAAATAATAATGATCGCACAGGTGTAACTGAAAAACATGCATATAGAAGACAGTTTGACGACAGAATTGATCTTACATTCTATGTTGATGCAGAGAGGTATACGTCAATTCGTTTCTTTGAGAGATGGATATCATTCATTATGAATGAAGATCAAGGTGGTATTCAAGGAGGAACTGCATTAACTGAGCAACAACCAAATATTGCATCAAGAGCATATCATTATAGAGCAAGATATCCAAATGAATATATTATGGATCAAGGACTGAAAGTCACAAAGTTTGAAAGAAACTATCAAAATTCTTTAACCTATAATTTTGTAAGAGCCTTCCCACTTTCTGTTAGTGCGATGCCACTTTCTTATGATGCTTCTTCATTATTAAAAATAACTGTGTCAATGAGTTATATTAGATACTATCTTGGTAGATCAATTATTCCTACAACACCATCTAGACCACCAACACCCACTATTCCAGAACAAGTACAACAAAATAATAAATTCTTCTTTGATCCAGATCTTGATTTAAATTTAAATCTACCCCGATTAAATACACCAAATGGCGTTAACTTCAATGATATTGGAGCAGGAAGTATTCCACTCTCTGCAGGGTTTGGAGCAAACCTTGCTTGATAACCCCTCTAAATAAAATTACTGAAACTCTATAGGACATTATGCCTTTACCAAAGATTGCCACACCGGTATATGAACTTGAATTGCCATCTACAGGTGAGACAATTCAATACAGACCTTTCCTTGTAAAAGAAGAAAAGGTTCTTGTGATTGCTTTAGAGAGTGAAGATACAAAGCAAATCACAAATGCTATCAAGAATGTAATTAAGAACTGTATTCAAACAAAAGGTATCAAAGTAGAAACTCTTCCAACTTTTGATATTGAATTCTTGTTCTTAAACATTCGAGGTAAGTCTGTTGGTGAGGAAATTGAGGTTACTGTAACCTGTCCTGATGATGAAGAAACTCAGGTACAACATAAAATTAATCTTGATGATATTGAAGTTCAAAGAAATGATGAGCATACCAATAAGATTAAGTTAGATGATACTATTATGATGGAAATGAAATATCCATCTCTTGATCAGTTCATTAAGAACAACTTTAATTTTGATGATGGTAATGCAATGGAGCAATCTTTTGATTTGATTGCAAGTTGTATTGATAAAATCTATACTGAAGATGAGGTGTGGGCAACTGAAGATTGTACTAAGAAAGAAATTGTTGAGTTCTTAGAACAGATGAATTCTTCTCAGTTTAAGGAGATTGAAAAGTTCTTTGAGACAATGCCAAAACTTTCCCATACGGTTAAGGTTAAGAATCCAAATACCAAAAAGGAAAATGAGGTTGTAATTGAGGGATTAGCGGGTTTTTTCGCGTAGCCATGATCCATATGGATCTGGAGAACTACTATAAACTTAACTTTGCCTTGATGCAGTATCATAAATATTCATTAACTGAGATTGAAAACTTGATGCCTTGGGAACGAGACATCTATGTTGCATTATTGCAACAGCATCTTGAGGAAGAGGAATTAAAGCAAAAGCAAAGGAATGCCATCTAGTAAATTCGGTTCTAAGTTTTTCGGTGAAAGATACCAGCAGTATGTTGATGAACTTACTGCTGAAGGAACCATAGATGGTGAGAAATTATCTTCTGTAGAAAGAAAAGAAGGATTTAAGAAGAGAAAAGATAAGGTAGACTTTGAAAAATTTGTTGAAAAAGTTTTAAGTAAAAAGAAATCTGCCGGACCATCTATGTCTGGTCAAAAGGCATCTCTCGGCGGCCGTGGTGGTGCTATTGTAAAAACGCAGAAAATTAATCCTGGAAAAATTGTTCCTCAACAAGTAGGTGAGGAGACTAAAGAAAATATGGATGAAATTCTGAAAGGAATTGATTCTATCCTCAATAGTTTAAGAGAACAAGAAAATATAAAGGAAAAACAACTCAAATTACAAAGACGGACTACTGAAAAGCAGAAGAGAAAAGCATCTGAGGGTAAGTTAGAAGGGGGAATATTTAAAGGACTGGCGAAAGCAACCAATAAAGTTCTGGCACCGGTCAAAGGATTATTTGAGAGGGTATTTGATTTTATCAAGACTGTTATTCTTGGTAGAGTTATAATGAAACTTCTTGATTGGATGGGTGATCCTGATAATCGGAAAAAATTAACTGCTATTGGTAAGTTCTTAAGTAAGACTTGGCCTGCACTTCTCTTTGCTTACCTTGCATTTGGTAATGGTCTGGGTAGATTCATCACCAAGATGCTCTTGATGACTTTAAAGTTCATCCCTAAGATCGCGATGACTATTGCAAAACTTGCTGCTGCTCACCCATTGGCAGCTGCTGCAATCGCTGGTGCTGGATTATTTGTTGCAGGTGCAGTCATTCCCAAATTAATGCCGGGAACAGTTGATGAACAAGAGAGAAAAACTGCTGCTGAACCAGGAACTGCCGAAGAAAAAATTAAAAAACTTGAAGAGCAGAAATCAAAATTAAACTTCCTTGAGAGGATGCAGGGAGTTGGTGCAGAAATTGACGAGCAAATAAAGTTCTTAGAGACTGGAAAGACTGCCGCATATTCTGGTGGTGGTTTGGTTCAAGGATTTTCTGGCGGTGGTCATGCTTTAGCATCTGGAACTGACACTGTTCCTGCAATGCTAACTCCAGGTGAGTTTGTCATGAGTCGTGGTGCGGTTCAAAAATATGGTTCGGGTACACTTGCATCAATGAATGCTGCTGGTGGCGGAACGAACAGTCCTAAAATGTTGAGTGGATCTTTGTATGCTCAAGGTGGTGGACATGTTCATGGTGCTCCCGTTGAAGATGCAGAAGCTAATAGACAGTCTGCTGAAAAACAACCTAAAGTTCCAGCTGGAGATCTTGTTTCATCTACTCCATCTACTCCAACTGTAACACCTACTGAACCTCTTATTCCGAGAACTGATAAAGATAAAGTTGCAAAGAGTTGGAAACCAATATTAGATCTTATCGCAAAATATGAAGCGGTTGGTGGTTCATACGACTCAATATATCCCAGTTCAACTAAACCTGGATTGTCTAAGATGACTATCGCTGAGGCAGATTCCTGGCAGGAATCCACTGCTAGTAGTAGAGGTTCTGCTGCAGCAGGTCGTTATCAGTTTATGTACATTAAAAAACAAGCTGCAGATGCAGGTATTGGATCAGATAAAATATTCAGTCCAGAAAATCAAGATAAGATGGCGATAGCACTGATTGAAAAGAAGAGAAAAGTAACTTATGACTTGATGCAGAAAGATCCAGATGAAGCAATGATTCGTCTTGGAATGGAGTGGGCTGCGCTTCCAATGCCGAAATCAATGCAGGGTCATAAAAGAATGGTTAGTGCAGGACAATCATACTATGCTGGAGATGGTAAAAATAAGGCAGGTGCATCAGTAAAAGAGGTTCGTGATGCTATGAAAGGTATTCCTCCTACTGTCGGTAGAGGTAGCAGCAGTAGCATAGCATCAGATAGTTCTGGCGGTGGTGTCGGTAGTGGCAGCGGCGGAGGAAGTGCCACAGAAAAACCGAAAATGTCTGATGCAGATCAAATTGCATATGCCAGGGGTAAGAAAGGAGCATTTGATTATAATAAAATTAGAGAACAGATTGGAACAAAAACTTCCTCCGTTTCTAGATCATCAAGACCCTCATCCACAGCAGCATATCAACAGCAACTACAATCGCAACAGGGTCAACAAGGTCAACCAAGTTACTCAGATGAAAAAACTGGTAAGGATGTTCCACAAATTGATGCTGACGCAATGATTTCATCACAAAAAATTCAGGTTCTTGGGATAGTGGTATAATCAATGGCAATCTCATCTCAAAAATTACTCCCTGGTTCATCTGTTGGTGGAGTAATTAGACCAAT